ATCTAAAGCTGAAGCTTTTGTTTGTAATGTTTTTTGTCCGAATACTGAAATACCTGTTCCTGGGAAAGAAGCAATTGGATTTACTTTTCCTGAGTAAAGAGTATCTCTTTCTCCTTTAGTTAATCTTCTTTGTGCTTGAATTATCCCTGGAATACCTCCTCGTACAAGTCCAGCTGGTGCAAACCATGGTGCTGCAGCTGCATCTGTGAATGTATAAACTCCTGGTATTACAGTTGAAGCTGGTATCCATTCGTTTTTACCTGTAGCTGATCTAGTTTGTAACCAAGGCCAGTAAGTAGCAGCGTAAGAACTGTTTAGTACTGCTGCTTCAGTTACTACTTGTGAAATTGAAGGCTCATTGTATCCTACTAAGTCTACTACTGCAATACAGTCTCCTCTGTTTTCTGCTAAAGAGATAAGTGCGTCTACTACTGTTGGGTGATCCTGTGCTGTTACACCTGGTGCTATTACTACGTTAAATTGGTAATCATCTTTATTTTCTAATAACGGAATTGCATTTACTGTATAATCTGTTGCTACTAATCCTTGTGTATTAGTACCGTTTATATCTTTAAAGAAATTAGCTCCTCCTATTATAGTACCTCCTGCACTGTGGAATGCTCCAGAAACCGCTTGTGGTAAAGATGCCGAGTAAGAAACTCCTGCTGCATCTAAATTTACCGATACTCCGTCGTTACCTAAGTAGTTAAGTGTTGGTAAATGTACGTCACTTACTCTAATGTAGTTTGATCTGTTTGGATAATCTCCTATTAATTGTAAGAATTTAGAATTTCCATCTGAACCAACTTGTGTGTACTGGTTACCGATTCTCTTCTCAATATAGTCATCTGAAGCTGGATCTAATGAAAGGTTGTTAAACGTTTCTAAGATTACTTTAGTATTTGTACTATCGTCTCCTCTTCTTACTGATAATGTAAATGTTCCTCTAGCGTTACTTACGTTTGTAATTTCCCATCTTAAATTATCTTCTGAACCTGATATTAAAGATCCGTCAGAGTTTTGAGCTCCTGCATCACTTGCTGCTGTAGAGTTATTGTAAATAGCTCCTTTACCTATTGTGTTGATTGAGAATGGGAAAGAAGTAGGTGCTGCATCTGTTCCTCCTGCTATAGTGAATAGTAAAGAATCTGGTGTACCTCCTATTGCTGATCCTGTAAGGAATTGAATTCCATTTCTAGAAGTTCCTGCTACTGAGCCTGATAATGCAAGTATTGCTCCATTAGACGATGCGCTAACTGGTAAGTATGCAGATGCTGAGTTGATTTGATCTCTTAAGTTAGCTGCTGTATCTGTTGCATTTGATCCGGTTGCAAAATAGTATACATTTGATCCTGGTTGATCAGTTGGTATTGGACCATCTGATGCTACAAAAGTATAAGATACTCCTGATGCTGATATAATGTATTTTTGACCGTCTACTGCTACTGCTGCTAAAGTACCAGAACCTGTTGCTCTGTTTGTACCTACTAGTTTATTAGAAGCAATATTTGTACTTTGTGCTTCTGAGTATTGAGTTCCAATCTGGTCTACAACTCTAGTGATTAAGGCTGTATTACCTCCTTGTGAGAAGTAGTTCTTAACAGCTAATGAAGTTAAGTATTCGAATTTGTCTGAACCTGAGGCGAAAGTTACTCCGAACTTTCTTACATAATCATTATAAGAAGTTACTACTGTAGGCATTTCTACAGGCCCTTTAACTGTTGGTCCAATAAATGCTGCTCCTACCGCTACCGGTGCTGGTTGTATAAAAGAAAGGTCGTTTTCTCTTGTAAATACTCCTGGAGAGATAATTGATTCTGCCATGTTTATTTAATTTGTTTTAATTTATTATAAATATCTTGGGATTTCGATAACCTTCTTATATGATTAGAGGTTCTATATTCTCTAATAAATAGGAAAGGAGAGTCAAAACCCTCCTTATATTCCTCTTACTTTTTACGGTAATTATTCTACTACTTCTACTTCTTCTGTTAGAGGTGTGAATTCTCCTTTTTCAAGATCAATTGTACCTTTTCCGTAGCCAGTTTCTAATGCTTCAGCTAATGCCTTTTCTTCTTGTCTCAGTTCTTCTAAGAAAGCAAGTACACCTTCTCTTCTACTTTCTAGGTTTAATTTTAATAATTCAATTTGACCTAATTCTTGTACAACTGCTTGGCTTTTTTGTTTTACCGTTTCAATTTGTTGTAACTCTTCTTTTGTTAATTTTTTGTTTTCCATGAAACTTGTTTTTATGTTAATCGATTAATATTATAATATAGTGAATATTTTCTAAAGTACAAACTCCCTGTTGTTATCTTTCACAAACCTCTAGGAATTCCTGATCAAAACCTTCTCCTTTCCAGTACCTGATTGTTGAATCACTGGCAATATATGCTGTATCTTTTACTCTCTCTTTCATACCTTCATCTTCGGTCAGTAGAGTGGCAAGGCTAAAGTCTTCATTATCTATATAGACTACTTTAGTTTTTCCTTTAATTAAATTCATACAGGCTTCTTTTCCATCACTAAATGATATACCTACTGTAATAGCAGTCGAGCTTGATTTTTTTACTACATCAGGTCTTTCTCTAAATACTATATTTGATGCAAGTTTTATATCCGATACTGCTGATGTACGGTCTTCTCCTGTTACTGTTATTTTTTGATAGGATAGTATCCTGTACGGTAAGGTGATTGTTCCTCCTGTACTTATTACGTAAACATCCATTGTTTGATTCGGGTCTCTCAAATCATAGTAAATGATTGCTTTATCCTGTGTTGTGTATCGGCTTTGTACTTCGACTTTTGCTTGTGTAGCTGTTCCTTTGCCCGGTACTTCGTATGCCTGTATTTTCTCTATCATTTTTTATTTCTTTAACAAGGACTAAAAGAATTTCCACTATCTGTGAGTACTGTAGAGGCTGAATTAATCTCCCATCTTTTATATATATTCCCATCAAGCAGGGGTTCGTAGTATAGATATTCATACCAGAAATCTGTAGTATTGTACATTGGATCGTAGACACCTCCTCCTAGGTAGGCATAATATACTCCGTCACTTCCCTCATATATGTCATAATATTCGTAGTTACAAGGATCTGCAGCTGCATAGTATGCGTAGTAAGTATAAGTTACTCCTCCACTATACCCGTAAAAATCACTTACAGCATCAGGAGTAGAGAATCCAGCTGTATCAGACATACTCCTTAAAGAGTACGGCTGGCTTGCTAGTAACTCTCCTGCTATATCTCCTAGACTTAATTGACCACTGCCCGGTAATGCCATTTGTTACTTTTTTATTAAATTAATTCAACTATACCGTCCAAGGAAGGTCTGGTGTTTTAATATTCTTATCGTCAATTTGTTTCTGTATAGCACTGTTAACATGTTCTTCGTACTCCCCTACAACAACATTTTGTATCCACCCTAGAACAATTTCTTCTGTTAATTGTGCATAAGGTACAAAGTCCTCTGGATTAATTGAGGATTGTAGAAATGGAGTAGCACCTGAGAATACTCCTTCAGTACCGTTTTCATCAGTTCCTATTTTTTCCCATGATGTCTGTATAACTGCGTCTACTACACTCCCTGTATCTACTGTTTTAACTTCTATTATTTTCCAAGTATAAGTCATAATTATTATATTAATTACTTTATTTTTTTACAATATAAAAACCTGTAGATGGATCTATATACCCTGCTCCATATCTTTCGGTTAGTAATTCTGTAAACTGAATTTCTCTTGTGTTTAGTTCAATTAAATTAAAATAAGTCTCTTCAGTAATTTTTTCATTAGTAATCTCAGCAAGTTTTACCTCCCCTAACTTAACTAAATATTCAATTCTTTTTTTATAAAGATTATTATTTATTTCTACTTCTTCTTCTGATAACCTAATTTGTTGATTCATGGTTTTGTGTTTAAAAATTTTCTTAAATTATTACTTTCTAATAGTGGTATTTTTATTATAATATTTTTTAACGGATCATGGTAATATGTTACATAGTTATGTATGTCTTTTACAAAGTTATGCATTTCTCTTAATATAGCATATTTCATAGAATCTCCATCAATATTTTTATAATTTTTAAAATAACTATATTCACTACATGTTTCTTTTATACTTCTTTTTAAAATTTCTATATTACTAATATTATAGAGTTTACTTGGTATTTCCCTATGAATTTCTGTATGATATATAATTAATACTTTATCGTACTGTTTACTTAACACTTCGTAGTTTAAATACTTACTGTAGTGTGTAACTAAGTACCTATACTCATCCGTTGCATTTTTAATATTATTCAAATACTCTAATGTAAGTCCTACCGGCTTTCCTGATTGATCTAAATGCTCTGCTACTACTGATGGAACTATAGATATTATTTTACCTAATCTTCTAATTCGTCTACATATTATAAAATCAGGAGGTGCTATTTCATCCTTATCCTCATGCCATTCCGATAGTGGTAATATTTTTTTTAAATCACTACCTGCTACTAACATACATCCGTTTCCTACAAATCCTACATCTTTATAATTCTCAATTGCTAAATCGTCGATAGAGCAACCTTTCCACGTCTCTTTCTTATAGCTTCCTACTATTCTTCTAGATGCTTCTACTCTACTTACTGATATTGTAGGTTCGTTCCAGGTCTTATTAAAATAAATACCACTTGCTAAACCGCAATTATCAATACTCTGATAAGATTTTAATAAATCTTTTAAAGCATTAACTGGTGGTATTGTATCATCATCTACAAAATGAACGTATGTTTCTTCTTTTGCAGCATCTAGTCCTATTTCAATATTCCCTAATGCAGCTCTATGTTTCTCTTCTGGGTCTTGTTGCCTGGCAACTTTTTCCCATTCTTCCCAATCTAGGGTAGATTTACATTTTAAATTACCTGGTATGAAATGTATTTTTAAATACTTTTTATCCAGTTGTAATTCTTTAATTTTACTTTTTAGTAATGTTTCAAAATCTAAATCACATCCTAAAACAATGTATAAACTTGTATCAATATTTTTAGGTATTTCTACATTTTTAAAATAACTTAGTAGAGGTGTTAATGAAAATTCTCTACCTATAATAACCGTTGCTATCCCGCAAGATGCATTACTCATAACATTTATATTTTACTTTTTAGTTCGTTTATTTGTTTTTGTTGTTCTTTAATTGCTTCAAATAAAACTGCAACTGTATTTTGATATTTTACAGCTTTTGTTCCATCTTCGTTAGTTACTACTAATTCTGGAAAGGCTACTTCTAATTCTTGTGCTATAAATCCAATATTATCTTTTGCTTCAATATCAGTTCTGTCGTAAAGAACACCTCTTGATTGTTCTATTCTTTCAATTACATTTTCAATTGGTCTTATGTTTCCTTTTACAGATTCGTCTGAGTATGCAACAATATCTGCTGATGCATAAATTGATATACTGCTTACGTTTGTATTTACATGTAATGGGTATGAAGGAGTTCTTGTTGCAACTCCTATTCTACTATTAACACCATCAATAGTTACTG